TAGTGCAATAATGTTTAAGACGTTGTATACCTTAACTGCCCAAGGCTTGTCCTGTGGTGCTGATGTTACAGCAGTTACAAGAGATGCTATAGCCACAGCAGCAGTCACTACGTTAAAGATGTCAATTATGTATTCCATTGTTAAGATCCTAAAGTTGGTTTAGTGTCAGGGAAGTCTGACGTACTAGGCCAATCCCGTAGTGCAGTTCTGTACGTCATGTACGCTGCTCGTTGCGGATGGTCAGACAGAGGCACGATGTAGTCTGTAGCCGCTAGCTCACCATTACGCCACATCCTTGCGGCTTCTTCCGCCGTAGGAGTTGCGGGTGTAGGGGCCACCCACACTTCATAGTGATCAAAGTTAGCCGCAACAAAGTCAGCGTCAGCGAGAATGGTATTAATTACGTTACCGCCTTCAGCGTCTAGGATATTGTATTTCATGTTTTTCTCCTTAACCTACAGACGTATACATAACAAGGATTAAGCCGTTACCGCCCTTTCCTCCGACAACGAATCCACTCTGACTAACATCAGCACAGTTAGCACTCGCGCCTCCGCCACCAATGCCCCCATCACCACCTTGTGCACTTCTTGTGGTTTGGACTTGATAAGCGGCACCGCCTCCCGCTAAAAAGCCACCGTCAAGGTTTACTGGTATTGTCCCCGTCCAATCATTTAGAAATTTACCGCCCCGACCACCGCCGCGCAGCTCGCCATTTGTATTTTCAAACTGTGGACTTTGGACATCAGAGTGACCGCCATATTTATTAATAACAGCACCGCCGCTACTAGCGCCAGTTCCTACTTCACCAGCGTCACCAGTGCCTAAAACGCCTACAGCACCCCCGCCGCACATGGTTCCGTTATGGCCGCCAGCGCCGCCAGTATTGTTTACATCACCACCTGATGCAGAGCCTCCAGCAACCGCTGCCGTAGAGTTTGTCAGTCCCGGCCCACCTCCGTTAGCAACAAGACTTGACGATCCGTCAGTAGCGGTGGTGTTGCCTCCAGCGTTGCCATTGGCATTATTGCTTGTCGGTTGTGCCCCGCCAGCGCCTACCACCATTGTCCAATTTGTGCCTGTAGAAAGCGTGACTGATTTACGGGAGTAGCCTCCAGCACCACCCCCTGTGACGTTTCCATTGCTCTCATCAGAGCCTCCGCTACCCCCTGCACCTATGCAGTGGATAACAGCAGTACCGTTATAAGGCGGTGTCCATGTTGTTGATGCAGTAATTGGGATGGTGTACAGAGTGCCACCACCACCACCGCTAATGAAATCTGTAAAGTTGCTCATGCCATTGTCCATCCTACTGTAGAGTTTGTATAAATAAATTGAATTGAAAGATATTCTTTATCTAGTGTCATATCAGTACCACTAGACATAATGTTACTTCCATTACGTCCAACTACTGTGTCTGTAAAGTTTCCAACTGTAATTAAAACTCTTTGACCAATTGTAGGTGACGCAGGTAATGTAATGGTTCTTCCAGCAGTATCCACATATACATGTGTGTTTACCGTAGCTGTTATGCTTGCACTAGTAACTACTGAGGTTATACCAACTGCCACAGGCTCAGAAGCAATCTTAGCTGCTGTTACTGCATCATCTACTATAGAGGCTGTTACTACTGCGTTAGATGCAAGTTTAGCTGCTGTTACGGCATCGTCAACTATAGAGGCTGTAACTACTGCATTAGAAGCTAATTGGTCAGCACCTACAGCATCGTCTGCAATCTTAGCTTGAGTTACATTGTCATCAACAATAGAAGCTGTAACTACTGCACTCGCTGCTAATTGATCTGCTCCTACAGCATCATCAGCAATCTTAGCTTGAGTCACGTTATCATCTACAATAGAAGCAGTCACTACGGCATTAGAGGCTAGTTTAGCAGCCGTTACTGCATCGTCAGCAAGTTTAGCCGTAGTAATTGAGCCGTCAGCTACACCACTACTTGCATCAACATACGCTTTAACTGACTGCTGTGTAGGTAGCAACGTGGCACTGTTAGATGCCATATTGTCTTCATCAACAAATGCAGTAATGGAAATAGTGCCATCTGAGATAGTCTCAAATGTAGTAGTACCTGTTAGTGTAGCACCAGCAGCGTCTGCTTTAGTTGCTGATGCAGTTGCAATGTTATTGAACTCTGTGTCAATCTCTGTGCCTTTAACAATCTTAGCAGCATCGCCTGAAGGCAAGCTATCCTTTGCTGCAAAGTTTACTGTCTTTGTATAGTTACTCATTAAATTAATCTACCTAAAAGTGCTTCAGTGTTTAACTCTTGTATTGACAAAGAGCCTCCATCAATTGTTGCTTCAATACCTATTGTAGCTACTTTACCTGAGCCTGTAGCTTTTACTCTAGCAATATCAATTACATTAGTTACGCCGTATTGAGAAGTAGCTACATTGTATTCAGAAATACCGTACTCAGCTTGTTCACTTTTGGCTATAGTAAATGACTGTGTGCTATAGTCTTCTCTGTAGTCATAAGCCCAGTTGCCAACTACTTGACTCTCTGAACCACCTATGACCGTAAAAGATATTTCCTTTAGCATTTTAATCTTTGAAGGATCACCAAAAGACATAGGGTTTGTAAAATACTTTATTGTGTATGTAGCGGTATCATCAAGAAATCCATCGTATTGATTGATGCCTTTAGAACTACCCAAGTAAAGTAAGCCTTCAGTAGTTCTAGTACCACAAAGTAAAGATACGTCTTTCCATGTAGTGGCTCTATAGCTACCGTCCTCTAGTGTACCTCTCATGTCAAACACATAGACTTCTGATGACGTAGGTAACAACAGTAAGTAAAAAGATTCTTCAGGACTATAGACAGACTTAATAATACCTGTCTCTGAAGTCACTGATGCCATCAAGGTGTCTCTAACATTCTTGGACACATTGCCAATAGGGTTAGACTTCTCTTGTATAACTCTGCCTAAGCTACGCAAACCAGAGTCAGACAGGAAGATCAAGTCTGTACCTATGGCCTGTATACTGTCCCTAGCAATACAACCAATACCAGTAATAGTGTCTGATAGAGTCATGCTGGAAGGAGACGAAGCACCGCTGTATATTAGGATACTACGCTTACCAAAGATAACTAAGAAGTTGTTGAACTCTTGTAGAGCTACAATCTCATCGTATCCTGTAGGCCATACAGTAGTTATATCCAGTGAACCTGCTGATCCACCATGCCAATCATCACCGTCCAGTAAGTCAGACCAGTAGACTGTATAGGAATTGTTTGCTACATCTGCTGCCCAAAGTCTACCAAAGGAAGCTAACACTTCATTTGCTGCTGGTGCAGCGTGTGCGCCGTTAACAACTGCTGTAAGAGTAGTGCTGCCTGCAACGCTCATAAGTGCTGCATGTCCACTCTGGAAGAAGTAAACGTCATTGTTAAAGCTGACAATCTTCCAGTTGTTTGCTGTAATAGAGTAACCACCAGGAAGCGTTACTTCAGACAGCGTAGATGTCCCTGTAAATATCTTGTTGTTACCAGCAGAGAATACAGTTTTAGTTCCGTCTCTAGCACAGAACTCAAACACTGCCTCAATGCCACTACTAGACCCTAGAGGTGTAGCAGAGCTAGTAATCTTCTTTATGCCTTTACGTGCTGCAATACGACCAAACTTGTCAATAACAGCATTCTCAGCTACAGAGGCAAAGGCTGGGTCTTGAGTTACAGGAGAGTCTTGTGTGTTAAGTCCCTTGAACCCCGGAGCAGCAATATAAATGTTCTGTCTTTGTTGAGCCATTAGGGTACCGTATAGATAAATTCTTCAGGATTCTTGTAGGCATCTAAAGCAATAGCATCAGATAAGTGTCTGTCTGCAATCAGGAAGTAATCCTGTGCTGTAGTGCCGCCGGTTTCACCACGCTCTCTAGCTAACAAAGCTACAGCGTTGTGTACAATAGCGTTCTTAGGTAGAACTGTAGTCTCTGTATCACCAGACAATTCAGCTTCCCTAGCAATTAAGTCAAAACGAAGACTAAATACGCCTGATGGCTTAGGGTAAACTTTTACTTTAGTATCCCCATTAGTATTAATACCATTAAACGTATATGAGTCAGGACTGCCAGTTACTTCACCAGAAATGTAATAAGCGTTATTAAACCAGTTAGGTGACTCATAACGCATAAAAAAATTAGAAGTGTCATTAATAGCACTATATATTCTAACACGTTCTCCGGCATTTGTCAAGGCATAATCTACAGTATCTGCTTCAGTAGTCACTACAATAGTTGTGCGTAGTGTAGACCACTGATGTGCATCTTCTACAGTACGCTTTGCGTCGTTAACAAAGTCACCTACCATCTTGCTGTAAGTGTTCTGTGCTACACTAGTTACTTCATCCTCTCGTAGCCTACGTAGTACCTCGTTGACTATGTTCAAATATGTGGTACTCATCTACCGCCTGCTCCATATAAATTTTGCATAACTGCTTCTTGAAGTAAAGAGTCTTCAAACAAGCCCAGCCTATTTTGCACTTGATCTTCAGACAGTGATTGGAATGATTTAAGGTTACGTATTTGATCTGCTACTGTTTGGGCATAATTGTTTTCTGAACTATAGCTAATAGGTGTTTGAGATTCTTCTATAAAACCACTAAATAAACCTTGTAATACTGAAGGAGGTTGGTAGCTTCTGTTTTGCTGTAACCTTTCTACTAACTCAGGTGCTTGATATGTTTTCTTAAACTTGTAATCTTCAAAGTCTTGTGGTGTGTATGGTACAACTCCACTTCCTTGGTTTGCTAACAGCCCAGTAAGTAAGCCTATACCTAGACCAGAGCCTCTACCGTCACCATCACCTTCACCCTCGCCAGAGCCATCACCATCTCCAGAGCCATCTCCAGGGCCAGTACCTGAAGGATCTCCAGTACCAGTAGGGCCTATAGTGCCTGTAGGGCCTGTAGGGCCTGTAGGGCCTGTAGGGCCTGTAGGGCCTGTAGGGCCTGTAGGGCCT